TGCGAGCGTTGTTGCAGCACTTGAAAAATCTACTCCGCCTGTTGGATTGTTTTGACCGCCTAACTGAATTTGAGCGGAGTGCTCACCAGGTATCCATTGAACTTTATCAACACCTGTTCTAATAGAATCTAAAACAAATTGATAAATAGATTCCTCAGCGTAACCTAACGGACCAGTAGCCACATAAGGTAATGTTTTTGAAACTTTACCCTCTTGGTTCTCTCTACTTATTTTGTCGTCACGATATAAATTTTCTAAATACTTATTTAGTTTTTTTGCATACTTAAATAATTCAGCAGCTCTATCATTATTGTTTAAATAATTTTCTCTGTTAGCATCTGGTATGTTATCAATCATGGTGGCCTCTTGACCACCGAACCGATCAAAGATTCCCTCTTTAACTATATCCGAAGAGGCGGGGACAAAGATATCACTTCCTCTTTGAGCAGCGGCAAGTATATCGGTAATGGCACTACTCTCATCTGGTGTAACTTTAAATATTCTTTTAAAATTTTGAAGATCATTGTTTGCAAAATCTGTAAGCTCTTGTCGTATTCTGTCTTGTTGAATTTTTAAACTAGGGTCGTAGTATTGATTCTCTCTACGTATCAAACCTTCATCATCAGATTGAACTTCAACAAGGGTATTATACTTTACACCACTAGGGTCTGTTAATACACCTGTTCTGTAATGAAAGGTGTCATGACTTTTAGTATCTGTCCAAGAGCCATCAAAGTGTGTGCTGGCTTTTGCAGACTCACCCAACGCTCCCTCTCTTAAAGCCACAGTTATTCCTTGAACATCGTAGTTTTCTATACCCGCTGGTCCTGTCGTTCTATAACTTGGCCCCGATCTTTCTAAGAAAGATAATAAATTTTGATCTTGCGCATCGCCAGACGCTGGCACTTCTAAGTTTTGATTAATTGTTTGAAATAAAACGTCAAATTGTTTATCGAATGATTTAAACAACTGAATGTCTCTGTACGCCTCGTTGTATTCGGGACTGCCTAAAGGTAAGTCATTAATTCTTGCTTCGTCCTCCAAATATTTTAATTGAAGCGAGTTATAATTCATACCAAAGTTTTTCTGTGCTTTTTCATCTCTAAACTTCGTTGCCATTTCTTGAAAATTTTGATTAGCTGCACTTATCAGCTGAATGTATCTCTCATTCTCCATCTCATCTTGTCCGAATTGTTCATTAGTAAGTTGAATTATATTTACCAAATCATCTTGCATCGGCATAAGCACACCCTCTCTTAAAAAACGTCTGTCATACAAATTAGTCAATTGATCATTTAATTCTTTTAAACTTTTTATGTAGAGATCCGTGTTACTCAGTCTATTCTCATCATCTCTTGCGTATCTTACTTTTGTAACCTGAGAGTCAAGACCAGGGTTATTTAAAATATCAACGAGTTCTTGTTTAGTAAAAACTCTATCTTTGTTTCCTAAAAGAATAGACTCAAGCCCAGACTCTTTTAATTCAGCAGCAGAAAGAAAATCACCAAAGGGTGTGTTTTCATATAAACTCTTTGCTTGTCTAAGATTGGTGTAAAGTTCTCCTGCATTTTTTTGAAAGTCATCTGGTAATAAATTAATGTAAGCTTTTAGGGCAGATACACGCCTTCTATCTTTATCAATCTCATAACTTTTTTCTCCTGTAAAATCCACTCTACCTGCCTCAAAAAAATCATTAAGGTCATAAATCGTGCCCATAAATTCAAACTGAGATTTCTTTTTATCGTCAGGTAAAAAGGAACTTAAAAATGTTGAGGCAGTTTCTGCTATTTGAGGCCCATATTTATTGACCGCTGTTCTTACTACAAAATCTCTAAGTGCACCTACAGGTGTCCTTTTTAAAATATTAGACACAAGTTTTTTATCTTTAGCTATTTGATCTTTATTTTTTTCACGAAATTTTTTTATGCCCTGATCATCTGACTTAAAAAAATCTCTAATAAGATCTGAAAGATCTCTTGCTTCTTCATCAGAAACTCCTTCTAAACGGGACTCCGCTATATCTCTTGCTGTCTTTTCTGCTTCTGAAAGCTCCTCACCTATCTGTTCTTGTTCCGGTGTCCGTGATTCAGGTCTCGTGTTTAAAAAGTTAGCTATATCTCTAAATCGATCAAAGATTGACATTAATAATATTCCTTGTTCCTAGTGTCTACGGGCTCGTCTTCAAAGTCATCAGACAACTCGATCCAACGACCTTGTCTAAATCTCATTAATGCTTGTGTCATGGAGTCAACTAAATCGTCATGCTCACCATAAGGAAAGGCGGCACACTCTTCGATTACCTCTTCTGCCCAAACTTCATCTGGTGCCCATACTACGCCAGACTGAAATAATGGTGCTACAGCATTAACTCTGCTCAACTTATCATTGCCTTTAGAAGGTGTAAAGTTGATAACAGGAATACCACGCATTCGAAGTTCTTGCGTTAACGGCATACCTGTGGCTTTTGCTTCAATGACCACGGACTCCGGTTCCCAATACTTGTAACTATCATAAGCAATCTCTTTCATCTCAGGAAAGTCCCATCTGCCTTTTTTCATATCAAGCAAAATTATATTAGGTGTTCTTTCGTCAGGCATGAAAATACCCCAAGTAGTGATAGCGGAGTAGTCGGCGGTTTCTTTTTTACTAAATGCAGTATCATAAGATTGTATCACGTGCATCAAACCAGGCATCTGTGACTTCTCCCACGTTTGCCACCACTCACGTTTGATAATAGCTCCTTCTTCTGCTGTAGGATTTTGTTGCCACTGTGCATTCCATTTTGCAACAGAGATGGATGCTTTGACAGATTCTAATTCTTCTTTTTCTTCCGATCTAGGAGGAGGGGAAGAAAGAAGGACTCTATAATCTCCCATTGGTCCGCTTTCGGTTGTCCTTGGGCCTTGATCAATTCTCCGGTGATATCTTTTGTATTCCAACGAGTCATGACAATCACAATAGAACCACCAGGCTGCAAACGTTGACGAGGACCTGATGAATACCACTCCCACGCATTCTCTAATGCTGTTGCACTGAGTGCATCTTGTTCTGAGTGTGGGTCGTCGATAATTAACAGATCAGCACCACGACCGGTTATTGCTCCACCGACACCGGCAGAGAAGTATTCGCCACCTGAGTTTGTTTCCCAACGACCTGCTGCCTTAGAGTCCGCCGATAATTCCATGCCTGGAAAAATATTTTGGTAATCTTGTGTGTCGATTAAGTTTCTAACTTTACGGCCAAAGCGTTGTGCTAATTCTGCCGTGTGTGATGTTTGAATGATCTTGAGTCGTGGTTCACGGCCCATCATCCATGCAGGAAATAGGTATGAAGCAAATTCAGACTTTGTATGTCGAGGAGGCATATTAACAATAAGTCTCTTGATATCCTTGTTGGCGATAGCCTCAAATTTTTTAGCAATAATTTTATGGTGATTTCCGGCAATAAACTCTGGCCATACAGATCTAACAAACAATAAGAAATCATCCTTTTGTTTGCCTTGTAATTCTAAAATTTTTTTTCTGAGTAAGAGTTTCTTTAGGGCTTCTTCTTGCTCAAAAGGGGTTAGCCCCTCTATGTTCATTCCCATTGAGTTTTTATATCAAATTGGGTCCCCTTTTCAAAAGTATTTTGTGGAGGTTGTGTATGTGCAAAACTTGACTTTGTGCTGTTCTAGCAAGCAACCGCGCAACGCAGGGGGGTGGCGTGGGCAAAAAAACGGAGTTTGAGTTTTGGAAATTTTTGGGACTACTAGATATAGTATGTCAGTTGTAATATAGATACTATAATTTGTGGGATCTGAACAAGATGGTAATTGCATCAGGCATAAAAAAACCACCACCTGTGAGAACAGGTGGTGGTTAAAATGCTGGTATTAATTACTGGCTATTGATTAAATTATTTAGTTTTTCAATAACTGTAGTTGATACATCAGTTTGTTGATTTGTTGGCTTGTTAGATAAGACTGATACAAGAACCCTAGCCAAGTCTTGCTTTGACATTTGGTTATTGGTTAGCCAAGTTAATAGAACACTCTCAAGAGTATTAGAATAAACCCAACCAAGCAAATCATTTTGCCAATTAATATTAGTGTTGTTATCATTTTGATTTACCTCTGTATTGGCATTTTGAGTTGGTAAGTTTAAGAGTTGTAATAAGTTATCGTTTGGCATTACAACACCACCTTATCTTGATAGTTTGGTATTAAGTTCATAACATTAGAACGTAAGATACTATCTTTACATTTCTTTTGTTGCTTAATACTTGATATTAAAGGCTTTGGAGTAAACACGTTAATAGTCTGTTCACTACAAAACATTTCTTTCATTTGGTCATCAGTAAAACCAAACTTGTCTTTAATAAAAGTAGTCATCTTACTTTGAGATAAACCACCTTGACGCTTCTTATGTGAGAATTGAAACTCATCACCCAATAAGAAACCATGATACTTGCCACTCATAAAGGCAAGTTCTTTACGACAGCTTTCCTGCCATTCCTTAACAAAGATAGATTTAAGAATTGACAACCTAGCGTAGTCGTCAATCTTATTTCTGTCTTCTTTACTTATATTCTGCATATTAGCATTCTCTCTTTCTATACTATTTAAAGTATGTTTCCATTATGCATATATCCTAACTAATTGGAACATTTAAATATAAGAAAAAAATCTTTTCTGTGGATAACTATTTTCTTCTAAAAACAAGATTGGCGTTAGCCTCAAAATTTTTTTTTCTTGATTTTTTTTCTCGCGGTCGCGAGCGGGCATTTCCTATACTAGGAAACCGAATCAGCGTGGGGTCGGACTTAAGGGATTTTTCAAAGGATTTAAATTAGATGATTCTTCTGCCAGAGAAGACGATCGCGAGCCCCGCTCCTAAATTCTATATTAGGAGGCCGGATCCACGTGGGGTCCGACCTAAAGGATTTTTGAACCAAGGTCCCAAGCTTCAGCCCAGAGACCAAACAGGAGGAAACCTGTTACAGCAGCCAGTGCCTGCCATCTGGAAACACCGAACAACAGCATATAAACGCCGAAAAATATAGCTTCTAACATATCTTCTTCCTTTCTCAGGAGCTCCCTGGAAGAGCTACTGGTTATAATATGGTGATTCGTGAATCAAAAGTCAAGTAAAATCAACCTTTTTTTTCTTGACCTCGCAGAAAATTCACCCGCGAGCGCGCCGGGAAACTTCTATTATAAGCTATGCTATGACGTGGGGTCAGGACTCAGGGATTTTTGTTCAGGATTTTTACTTGACCTGCCTGGGAGCTGGGCCCGGTAAACATTTACCATAACCAGTAAAAATAATTTGGGGGTCCACCATCAGGGACTTTTGTATCTCGGACCATGGAAGAGGGTCTTCGAAACATGCAACATGGCTCTTGGACTTGAAACCAACCCTCGACGCTTCTTCGACCAGGTGTCCTGGAAAAATTTTCAAGGCTCTCTTAGCGAGGCTTCTGACAAGTATGTAATTAGGTATGTTGTACTCAGATAGCTTGAGATTTATAGCAACCTGCACTGGAGACAGTCCAATCTTGTTAATCTTTGTACACTTCAATTCTGCCCAGAACGTGCCTGGCAAACCAGTCTCTTCATGTTCATAAAGACCATATAAATCAGGTAAACCTGGTGTCGACCAAGAATCTATTTTTAAGAAGTGTATTTTGTTACAGTTTGATCTTAGTGTTGTAGTAAATCTACCCTCAGGTTTCCTCATCTGTTCCTTTAAATCTGCCTTTCTCGTCCCTGTTTTCATTCTGCTTTTTTAACCAAGCAGCTCTATCTAATTGAACTCTGCAGTCTCCATTGTCAAAAACATACAATAGTTTTACACCCAACTCTTTTTGTTCTGCTGTCAATACTCTATTAATCATTTGTTTAGATCCTAAAGTATCTTTGTTATTTCTAAATCCTGCAAGCTTCACATCAAATAATTCCACATGCCCCAAATCATCAATGGCAACAAGATCGATAGGACCTGTGCCAAAAACATTGCTATAAACATAGTAGCCTTTCTCGGATAACCAAAGTATTGCTCGTTGATGTGCCCAATTACCCTTGAGATGTTTGTCGTTCGTTACCATTGATTACCACCGGTTTAGCCGTTTCGCCTGATAACCTTTTTTCCAATTCAACAATTTTTGCATCGACTTCCTCCATACTCATACTATCAATAGTTCCATACTTTATTTCTTTCTTGTCGATGTAAAGTCCTGCCACCTGACCTCTATTCTTTTCAGCTACAACTGCTGCATTCCAATTACCTGCCTCTTCTGCTTTTGCAGACAACTCATACATTCTCTTCAAATGCTTGTCATAGCTTACTTCATATTTTCTATAAAATTGCACTCTGTAGTGATTAATAGCGTCAACAACCTTTGGAAACATTTTAGGGTTTTGCATATTACTAGCCTGTTGTCTTGCGGTCTTTTCAGAAAAACCACACTCAATAGCTATTTGTGTTGCTGTCTTTCTACCCTCATACAAGACTATCAATTGTGCAAACTTAGCTTGCTTTGGTGATAGTCCAGGAAAGTGGTCAAACCTTTCTTGTAAAGTGGTTGTAACGTCTGTAACGTCTGTTCTTGTCATTACAATACACTTTAGGCTAAAATTAAGCTATTTCAATACTCAAGATATCCCAACGTAACGTTACATTAGGATTTCACGTTACACTCACGTTACACCTAAAAACCCTGATAAATAATATTAATAGTAATATATTAATAATGTTACGTAACATTTCGGCTAATTTATTTTTTTATTTTTGTATTTATATTTATAATACTATATGCACACGTTACACTGAAGGCTTCAAAGAACAAAAGCTTGTTAGATAAATATTTCTTGCTGGCTTAAGACTTTGATACATTGAAGCGGCTTCCTCATTACATTGAATAACCGTCTCATATCCCTTGTCCATGATCAATTGTTGACAGGTATTGTCCAGTGGTAAGTTAGGATCATTTATACATAGCCAAACAATTAGGAAATATTTCATACTTTCAATATGCAATTTATCCTATATTATTGCAACGAGATTCGTGGACGCAGTTCCTCCTATTTTCTTCAAGTGTCTCCGCAAGATACAAGACAGCTTGTTCACGAGTCTCAAGAAAATGAGAGAGTATGAAACATAACTATTTTACAATACCAGGCTGGTTTAACATGCATGATGCATACGACCAACTATTAGAACAATGTGAAGACGGTGATGAGATCTTAGAGATAGGACCTTTTATGGGAAGATCTACATCTTACTTGGCAACTAACATTATTAACTCAGAAAAGAAAGTTCACCTCTATTGTCTTGACACATTCGAAGGGAGCTCTGAACATACTAATCTTAAACTAGGTGCAAAAGGCTTTTACGATATATTCTTACAAAACTGTCAAGTGTTTATTGACAAAGGAATAGTAACACCAATCAAGTCTAGATCTGATGATGCAAACACAATAAGAAGATTTGAAGATAAACATTTTCAAGGAATCATAGTAGATGCAGCTCACGAATACGAAGCAGTTAAAACAGATATATTGAATTGGTGGCCAAAGCTTAAAGACGGCGGGTCCATGGTTGGTGATGACATGTCGTTGAACTCTGTGCAACAAGCCGTAAAAGATACCTTCGGTAAAAGTTTATGTGTTGACAGCAGCGGTATAGATTACATTCAAGGTTATGAACAATGGTTTAGTGTATCTAAAAAAACGGAGCGACCTCAGTGTTTCAAATTGGTGCCTGGACAGAATACTTTAGTGAAATGAAATTTAACCTGAAGACTTGTCCGATTGTGATAGTCCGATGGAAAGATGCAACCGAGCCTTTTTCTGGCTGGGTAGAATTTAAAGACATAATAAAAAAGACCGCAGCTGGTTGTTTTTCGATTGGTTGGCTTGTAAAAGACACAGAAGAAGAGATGTCA